GGCAACGGGCGAGAGCTCATCATGCAGACGCTGATAGGCTATATCCTCCGTGACGAGGCGCTACTAGCGAGCCTCGATTTTAGCACCTATGAAAACCTCACCGTAGCCGTAGGTAAGCTAGCCGCGCAGGGGCTCAGCGACCAGACGCGCAAGAGCCTAGCCGACGCTATCGCCGTTTATAACTACGCGCTCACTAAGGATATTATCAAAGCGCGGCAGAGCCCCGAAAAGCGCGACGCGAACATTAGAGAGATGTTATTCGGACAAAGTACTTTTGATTTTGGAGAGCAACGCGGCGAGAGCCTCGCGGCGGCGCGTGATATTCGAAGCATGATCAACCGCGTGAGCGCCGACCCCCTCGCTAACAGCTTCTTAAAGCTATTTGTGCTCAACCCCACGCCCACCGCGCTAGAGGACTCTATAGACGAGTTTATAACGATGACGGAAACCCCCGAAATGGAGGACTTTTTCGCGGCGCCCCCGCTCGACTACCAAGAGGCGGCGGACAAGCTAGGCGCTCAGCTTGGAGAAAAGCACAACCTACCCGCCAACGCGCGCGGGGCCTACCGCTCAGTAGATTATGAGGGCTAAACCGTGCCATACCCCAACGAACACGCCGCGCGCCAGGCAGACCCCGCAGGCTATAAGCGCTTTAGGCGAGGCGAGATCGCGCCAGGTATCAGCGCCATTTACGGTATCACCGCCGACGGACGCGCAGAGATACAGGCGCTAAGGGCCGACCGCACCCGCTACACCGTCGAGCAGTTTAGAGCATGGCTTACTAAAACAGGCTTTAAGCACACGGCGATTGAACCCGCCACAGGCGACGCGCTCGCTAAGGCTGTATTGAGGGTGTTTAGAAAATGAGGCTAGTAGAGGCTGAGCTGAGGGCGCGTGAGCTCATACAGGCGCGATATGAGGGGCTCATAGTGGAGCTCTTAGGGCCTCGCGCTAGCGGGCTCACAGATGAGCGGATCGCGGAGCTCATCGAGCAGGGACACCTAGACCCCGCCGCTATTTACAACGCAGACGGCCGCCGGCGCGCAGACCAGCCCCTAGACCCTATCCTATTTATAAGGCTCGCGGGCGCCCCCTACTTTAACGCGAGCGAGGCAGAGCGGGCTAAGATGCGCTACGCCACGCTTAGAGAATGGGTGGACAGGCTAAGCCCCTCGATCAGCGCGCGCGAGGAGGCTACAGCGCCCCGCATAGACGCCACCGCGCCGCTATTCAAAGTAGAGCGCCCCGTACCGCCTAACCCCGGCCCTCTACCGCCGCCCCAGGCTATCCCCAAGTGGATTAGCCAGAGCGAGCGCGCAGGACTACTAGAGGCGTATCGCAACGCAGGCGGCTATATACGCGGGCTCGGGGTGGACTTTGCCGATGAGATTAGCGCGCGCTTTTATGAGCGATGGAACGGCCCACAGCTACTAGACACACCCGACCCCGCCAAGCGCGCGGCGGCGCTTGAGGTGATCCGCGCGGAGGTGGGCGCCGCTGTATTGACACACGACACCGCCGCAGATGTGGCGGGGCGCATACGCCAACGCACGGGTGATCTAGCGCGCGATTTTCAGCGCATCGCAGAGACTGAGCTACAGGCGGCGCACAATGAGGGCCAGCTTTACCACGCGCTCTACACGGGCGGCGAGGGCGCCAAGATCGCACGCATACCAGAGACAGGCGCTTGCAAGACTTGCCGGGCGCTATTTCTCAACCCCGACCAAACCCCGCGCCTATTCACCCCCGGCGAGCTCATATCAAACGGCGTAAATGTGGGGAGGCGCCGCGCAGACTACCGCGCGACGGTTTACCCGCCTCACCCCCGCTGTAGGTGTGATACAATCACCGTAAGACCAGGTCAGACCGTGACGCGCGACGGGCGCATAATCGCCGACAAGGAGGCGCCGTGAAGTTAACAGGCTCGATTGACATTTTTAAGAGCGACGCCGCGCCCGATGAGGAGCGCCCGACCGCTTTGATTAGGGGCGTGATCTCTACAGAGAGCGTGGACTTACAGGGCGAGACAATCGCGCAGAACGGCCTAGATTTTAGCTATTTCCTCCGCAAGGGCTGGCTTAACCTCGACCACAAGCCCGGCGTTGAGAATGTGCTAGGCTACCCGCTCAGCGTCGAGACGCGCGGGCGCGAGACGCACCTAGAGGGCGTGCTACTCCTCGACCGCCCAAAGGCTAAAGAGGTCTATGACACCGCGCGCAGCTTGCAGAAGGCCGGCGGAGGGCGGCGCTTAGGCTTTAGCATTGAGGGGCAGGTGATCGAGCGCGACCCTAAGAACCCTAAGCGCATACTCAAGGCGCGCGTGCTTAACTGCGCTATCACACACAACCCGATCAACGCAGACACCACACTAGAGCTACTCAAGAGCCTCATAGGCTACCAAACGCCAAGCGCCCCCGCTAACGGCGAGAGCCTCAGCGCCCTAGTGCCACAACAGCTAAACCCGCAAATAGCCAACGCGGCGGGGCCCTCTCAAAAAAATAATGATTTTTACGATAGCCTTTTAGCTGATACAATAAGGACGCTTTACGCCAACTACCCCGCCGCCCCCCTCGCCGAGATCACAAAGGCGGCTCAACAGATGATGGAGGCTAGGCGACTATGCGCCGAGACGATCTAATCGAGATGATGAAGGCGGCGGGCGTGGCCCCCGCTGAGGCAGAGGCCCGCGCCGACGCCACCCTAGCGGACAACCGCGCCGCCGACACGCTCAACAAGAGCCTAGAGGCCCTCGCCGATGTGGCCAACGCGCAGGCGCAGGCAGAGGCCGCCCAGGCTGAGCGCTTGCGGAAGGCCGTTGAGAGCGCAGAGCTCAGCCTAGCCGAGAGCCTCGCCCCCGCGCTCGACGCCATGTTGACCGAGCAGCGCGCACAGAACGCCGCGCTTGCTAAGGGCCTCGCCGGCGCCCTGGAGCTCATTAAGGGCCTCAAGGCAGACCTCAAGAGCCTCCGCGACGCCCGCCCCGCACAGCTCGCCCCTATCGCTAAGAGCGTGGACTTTATCCCCGCCCCCGGCGAGGTGAAGGGCGCCGCCGTTGACGCGCGCGATGAGCTCATTAAGGCTCTCGCCACCGCTACCACCACCGACGCTAACCGCGCCGCTCAGCTCATGCACGCCGCCGCCCTTTTGGAGAGCGGCGCCGACCCCCTCGACATCAAGAGCCGCTTTTTTTAAGGAGCCCCGCAGATGATCACCTCTCAGAACCTCGCCGCGCTTATGGCCGATCTTAACAAGGGCACCGTGGGCTACCAAACGCCCCTAGTCCCCGCCGGCGGCTCTCAGACCGCAAACAACCTCTCGCCGCTTGTCCCTCAGCAGTTGAGCCAGACGCTGAGCGTAGCGACCTCCTCGATGAGCGACCTCAAGCTGTGGCCTATGCTTAACAAGGTCGCCGCTATGAATACGGTTGTTGAGTATAACCGCGTGCTGAGCCACGGCGCGGAGCACTCCCCTTTTATCGCTGAGGGCGGTATCGGCGCGCTCAACCGCGCCACCTATCAGAAGGTCGCTGTTCAGATTAAGTATCTCGCTGAGCGCCGTGAAATCACCGATGTTGCTTCATTCGTGAGCCTCAGCGGGCCCTCAACCGACGCCCTCGCGCTTGAGACGACGCGCGGCACGGAGGCGCTTTTGCGCCGTGTTGAGAAAGAGCTTTTCTACGGTGACAGCTCCGTCAACCCTCTCGCGTGGGACGGTATCATTAAGCAGATCAAGGACGCGGGCAACGTGGCCGACCTTCGCGGGAAGGCCGTTACTCCCGATTACTTGCAGGAGGTGCTAGGCGCCCTCTACTCCGCGCCCTTCTACGGTATGGCCTCCCATATCCTAGTTACGCCCCGCGTGCTCAGCGAGCTCATTAAGCAGACTGTGACCTTCGGGCGCCATGATCAAGTTAACTTCTCTAACGGTATGCTAGGCTTCGGCTCAAACAGCATCACCATTAGCGCCCCTTACGGTATGATCCCCGTCGTAGCGTGCCCCTTCCTGGAGCGCCACGACCGCATCGCCCCCGCCGCCGGTGTGTCCGGTGTCTTTGACGGCTCCGTCGTGACCCCTACGATCAGCGTAGCGCCCGCCGCCGCCTCTAACGCCTCCTCTCAGTTTGTGGCGGCCGATGAGGGCGCCTATCGCTATCGCGTCGTGCCCGTGGGCCCCGCCGGTGTGGGCGTCGCCGTGGACACCGCCGCCGTGAGCGTCGCCGCCGGCGAGAGCGTTAGCTTCACTATCGCCCAGAGCGACTCTAGCGCGACCGTGAGCCATTACCGCATCTACCGCAGCGCCCCCGACGCGGCCAACGCCAACGGCGCGCTCCTCGTCCGCGAGGTCGCCAACGGCGGCGCTACGACGGTTGTTGTTGACCACAACGCCGACCTCCCCGGCGCCTCGCCTATCCTACTCATCAACAGCGGCGCGGATCACATGGCTTACTATCAGATGTTGAGCCTAATCCGCCGCCCCCTCGCGCAGATTAACAGCTCTTACCCCTTCCTTCTTATGATGTTTGGCGCCCCCGCCGTCATGCTCCCCTCTAAGATGTGGGTGATCAAGAACGCCGGCGTCAACCCCGCCCAGGGCCTCCCCTCCGCCTAAGCGGTAGCAGAGCTTAAAGAGGTGCTAGATGTGGCGTAGTAGAGGTTTCAAAGAGGGTGTGTTGAGTATCGCCGGGGCGCCCGTCGCCGTTGAAGGCTACATGATCACCACCCCCGACCTCACGCCCGCCCAGGTCGAGCACCTCACCCGCTCTAGCGCGTGGACACTTCTAGCGGAGGCGCCCGACGCCCCCGCGCTATCGCCCCTCGAGGAAGCAGAGGCGCCCGCCGCCCCCGCGACCCTAGAGGGCGAACAATCCCCCACCCCCGCGCCGGTAAAGCGACGCGGGCGGCCTAGAAAGGGCTAGATTATGAGCTCAGCGCTAGAGGCGCGCGGCTATGGCGCCGCATGGCTTAAATCTACTTTTCTACTAGGCGTTGACCTCACACTAGACGACGGCACACCCTACCCCGACGCTGTATTTTTAGACGCGCTCGCGCAGGCTGAGCGCTCAATCGGTGACGAGCTAGGGCTAACCCTCGCCCCCCAAACAATCCGCGAGCGCCAAGACCGAGAGCCGGGGCTAAGCGCGGGGTGGTATCCGATCCGCACAAGGCACCGCCCGTTATTGAGCGTTGAGGAGCTCGCTGTTCTGTACGGGCGCTCGACCTCGCGCGCGATCCTCCCCTCTACATGGGCGACAATCCCCGAACCTATGGCGGGGCAGATACACATAATCCCCACCACAGACGGCGCGGCGAGCTATGTAATCAGCGGGGGCCAACCGATTATTTTAGGCTTCGGCGGGCTCACGGGTGTTGACCCCTACATACCCGCCTACTTTGAAATCACCTACAGGGCAGGTTTTCCCCTCTACACGGGCGCCGCGACAATCCCCGCCGGGGCGCTCAGCGTCGAGGCGCCGATAGGGGCGAGCCTACAAGACATTTACAGCGCCAGCGCGAGCACAGGGGCGACCGTCAGCGCTAAGGGCTACAACAGCCTCACGCTCACCCGCACAGGGAGCAGCACCGCCGCCCCCTTAGAGGTAGCTTGGACGGTGGACACCCTGCCCGCGCCGATAGTGCGCGCTGTGGGCCTACAGGCAAGCACCCTAGCGCTAGGCGTGGCGGGCGACCTCATCGCAGGCGCCGGTATCGCCACACAGAGCACTAGCCTTGATGGACTAAGCCAGAGCATCGCCACCACAGCGAGCGCCACAAATGCGGGCTACGGCGCGCGCTTAGGGCAGTTTGAGCGCGAGCTAAATAGCCTCATGAAAACACTAAAGGCCACCTACCGCGCGCTTCAAATGGCCGCTCTATAAGGGGGCTAAGGTGCTTTTACCCTCACGCCAACCACCCAAGCTAAACCCCCGCGCCGACTTCAAGCCGGAGGAGTTTAGAAAGCTGATTTTTAGCCAGGGGCTCCGCGTGAGGTGGGAGCTCTCTAGCTTGTGCCCGTGCAACGCCCCCGCCACGGCTAGCGGATTTCAAGCGACCCTCAGCGCGAGCGCCCCGACACGCCGAAACCGCCCCGACTGCGACGCCTGCAACGGGCGCGGCTACCTCTACCACAGCGGCCAAGAGATCAGAGCTCTAGTCACCGGCGCGCGCCGCACAGATGAGCGCTTTAGCCAGGTGGGAGGCTCAGAGTTTGCGGAGGGGCTCATAGGGCTCTCATTATTGCCCGAGCACTTGCCCGCGATGGGCGACCGCTTCACGGTGCTAGACGCAGAGCTAACCTACCGCGAGGTTATCACGCGCGGGGCGAGCTCCACCGACACGCTAACCTACCCTATATCGCAGAGGACACACGACTTAGCGGGGGGCGCCGTCACCTTCGGCGTGAGGTATGCGAGGAGCGCCGCCCTTAGCGGGACTGTGACCGGGGGGCGCGCATATGTAGAGGGCGCGGATTTCAGCACCGCCGGCGGGGTGATCACCTGGACGGCGCCAGACGCACCGCCCACAGGCGCGCGCGTAGCCGTGGAGTATTACACACAGCCCGCCTATATAGTGCAGGGGCAACCGCACGCAATCCGCGACGCCTACCGCGCATTTAAGGCGCCGGCGCCTTATCATATCTCACTACCGATCTACGCAGAGGCGCGGCTAGAGCAGTACGGCGCCCCGCGTGAAGGGAGCGGGCTATGACACTTAGCACAGGGATTGATCAGGCGAGCCGGCTAGCGCGCGCCTATCGCGTCGCTGAGGTAGTCGCGGCGGCGTGGAAGGCAGAGGCGCAGGCTTACGGGCTCAAGAGCACGCTCAACCTCTACAAGCGCGCTATACAGATACGCGAGGTGAGCGCTAATCATGTAATCATATCCCTTAGCGGAATAGTGCCCCTCATGATCGAGGAGGGCGTAGCAGCGCATGATATGCGGGCCTATCTACTCCGCACACAGCGCCCCGGCGCCTCACCTATCCGCTATGTAAAGAGCGGGCCGCGTAAGGGTGAGCCTTACAGGTACATCATGTTTAGACGCACGGCGGCGGATATTAAAGAGTACGGCGGGCGAGGGGCGCAAACGGCCGCGCGCCAGCTTGCGCCCTCGATGAGCGCCACGGGCGGGCGCCTACTTATCGGCGGGCGCTACTCCAACCCCTCAGCGCACTTCATCAATAAGCTAGGGATTAGGAGCACCTCACCAGCGCTTAGCGGTATGGTGAGGCTAGAGGCGACGACTACAACCGCCGCAGGCGCACCAGGCACAAACACCACTTACGCCGCATGGCGCACGGTCAGCACAAAGCGCGCGGACGCGTGGCAACACCCAGGACGCCCCGCCGCTAACCTCGCGGCGCGCGTCGCCGCTCAAATCCCTCAGCTAGTACAGGCGGCGGGCCTATGATACATCATCACGCGCTCAGCGCCCTACAGCCCGCGCTAGCCTACTACTTTACACCCGCGAATAAAGCGGCGTGGGTCGCGCTATTCAGCGACACGGCGAGCAACAGCGCGCACCTAGACGCGCTTTACACAGAGCTCAGCGCCCAAGCGCCCGACCTCCGCCCCTACGCACAGGCGGGACTAGCTAAGCCCCCCTGTGTAATCGCACAGCTCACCGCCCGCCGCGTGACAGACCGCCCGCTAGGCGGCACTTGGAACGGCGGCGAGAGCCTCATAAGCGAGCAGAGCGCAACGCTTGAGATACTCGCGCGCGGAGCAGATGAAGCAGACGCTCTAGCGCAGACCGTCTTAAAGGCGCTACAGCAGGCGCGCGCCGACTTTTTGCGCAACGGCTACATCTACATTGAAACAGGCACGATGAGCGAGCTAGCGCCACATGAGACGCTCAGCGCGGAGGAGCTCGGCGTTTATGTGCGCCGGCTAGAGCTACGCGGGCGACTCATGGAGGGCGCTACACGGCTCGGCGCGTGGGATAGCACGCTAGGCCCCCTTACTCTAGGGCTCACACCTAACGGGCGCGTACAACCTATAACAAGCGGCGCGCTTTAGGCTATAATGCACAGGACACCTACAAGGCAGGAGTAAAAACGCTATGCCGAGCACCCTAACGCTAACCGGGCTCCCCGCGACCGCGCGCCCCGGTATCTATGCGCGCATTGACGCGAGCGCCCTAAGCGGCGGGGCCCCCGATAGCGGGCGGCTCGCGCTAGTGGGCGATTTTCCCACATTCCCCACCGCCACGCCCGTAGAGTTTACCTCACGGCGCGCGATGAGCTCTTATGACACAAGCGACGCCGACCTAGCACAGCTCGCCGCGCTCAGCTTCAACCCCTCAAACGACCCCCTCGCCAACCGTGGCGCCTCCGCGCTCATCATGATCAACGCCCGCGAGGCCTGCACCGCCGCCAGCGTGGACTTTGGGCCCGTGATCCTCACCTCAAAGGTGTATGGCCCGCGCGGGAACCGCCTAAGCGCCGCCCTCACCGTGAGCGGCGATAGCCTTAGCCTAGCGCTTAATCGCGGGGGGCTCAGCGAGAGCTTTAGCGCGACCTCCAACGCCCTATTTACGCTCACCAACAACACCGGCGGGAGCCTCGCGCTCACCGTTGAGGAGGGCGTTATCACGCTTGAGGCTAGCGGCGGGGTGATCCTCGCCACTATCACCGAGAGCGAGGCGCCCGACCTCCGCGCCGCCGTGGCGATCCTCAACGGCCTGGAGGATATTAGCGCGGAGCTCATCGAGCCGGGGCTAATCACCCTCGCAGAGCTCGACTACACACTAAGCTCAGTCTCAAACGGCGCGACGCTCACCTATAAGGCGCCGGGGCGCGCCCTCACCGCCGCCCTCAGCGCCTCGCGCCTAGTGACCGCGAGCCAGGACACCACAAGCAGCGCAGGCACCCTTAGCACCTCGACGCAGTACGCCACCGGCGGCGCGCAGGGGAGCGCGCTAGGGTGGAGCGCCGCGCTTGAGGCTATCGAGGCGCAGAGCGTTCAGCTTGTGTGTATGTTCAGCACGGACAGCGCCGCTCATTCACTACTACCCGCACACCTCACCGCCGCCGCCCTCGCAGGCTACGAGCGCCAAGCATACGCGGCTATCCCCTCAACGACCGTTTTAACCTCCGCGCGCACCCTCGCCGCCGCCCTCAATAACCCAGGCGTCGCGCTAGCCGCTCAGAGCGTCACCGTGAACGACCCGCGCGGGCGTATTACAGCGCTTGACGCCCGTTATACGGCGTTGATCCTCGCCGCCATGCAGGCGGGCTCAGATGTGGGCGAGCCCCTCACCCGTAAGCGCCCCGCGATCCTCTCAACGGCGCAGGTGTGGGACACGCACGCCGACATTGAGCAGGCGCTGAGGGCGGGGCTATGTGTGATCACCCGCGACCAAATCGGGCCCCGCGTTGAGCGTAGCCTAACCTCATGGCTTGAGGATAATAACCCCGTTTACACCGAGATTAGCGCGTATGAGAGCGTGCTCTTTTCTGTGCGCGACCTCCGCACAGCGCTAGCCGACCAAATCGGGCGCCCTACTAAGGCCTCACAGATGAGCCTCATTGAGAGCCGCGTTAACGCGCGCCTCGCGGCGCAGGTGCGCGACGGGCGCATTAAGGCCTATCAAGGCGTCACGCTTGAGGACTTAGGCGATCAGGTGGCGATCTCTTACCAGGTCGCGCCGGTCGAGCCCCTTAACTTTATCGCTATCACCGCGATAGCTCAGCGCATCAGCGCCTAAAGGAGCCTAAAAAATGCCTGCATATAGAGCTATCAGCGGCGCAAGCTGTAAGGTGTACCTCGCCGCCACCGGTCAAGAGGTGGGGTGGGCGACGGGCGTTGATGTAACTGAGACAATCCAAAATCAGCGCGTGGATGTTATCGGTGATATTGACTCGCAGGAGATCACGCCCGTTAGGCGCACCGTTAATATGAGCGTCGCGGCTATGCGTATTCAGCGCACCCCGCTAGAGGGGCTCGGCGTGTGGACGCAGGGCGACACGGCGACGGTTTTAGCCACGCCCGCGCTAGACTTCGCCGTGATTGATGACACCACCGGCGAGACGCTTTTGACGCTACAGGGCTGTAAGCCCTCAACGCGCTCTTTTAGGGTGGACGCCCAGAGCCTATTTAGCGAGAACCTTAGCTTTGATGTGCGCCGGATCATCTACCCCGGCGCCTAAGCTAGACACACGCGCTCGAGGCGCTTAGACTGAGGGCCCCCCACAAGGAGCCCCCCGAATGTTTGAGCACCTCAAGACGCAGCACAAAGCGCCCGCCACCACAGCGCCCGCCTCCGAGCCCCCCACAGGCTTAGAGCGGGTGTTGAACATTGAAACAGAGCTCGGCGGGCAGGTGCGCCGCGCCACCGTCACCGCGCGCGTAATGGATATGAGCGCCAAGATCGCGCGCGACCGCCTCGCGGCGGAGCTCGCCGCGCCCTCGCGCTTTGACGACCTACCCGCCGCCGCTCAGCTCCGCATATGGGCGACGGCAACGCTAGCCTACAGCCTCACAGACGCGCCCGCATGGCTGAGCGAATGGGCGGGGCTCTATGACCCCCTTTTATTCGCGCTTTTTGAGGAGGTGAGCGCTCATGAGCGCGCATTTTTTCGCGGACACCTGGAGGCGGGCGCAGATACAGCGAAAGAGCCCCGCGTGGAGATTAAGCGCCTCACTTTACCCGCACTTTGAGCCGTGCCCCCTCGACCCCACGCGCCCCAACGCTCACCCCGCCAGCGTGATTGAGCGCGGGCTAATGGAGCTGAGCGACGAGGCTTTTAACGCGGCTCAGCCGGCGGAATGTGCTAAGATAAAGGCCGATCAGCCCGCCCTAACGGGTGTCGCTTGGATAGATGAACAAGAGCGCGCGAGGTACAAATGAGCTCAGAGGTCACAATCAAAATCAACCTCGACGAGGCGGGCGCGATCAAAGACATTGAGACGCTCAAACGCCACCTCGAACAGCTCGCTCGCCAAGCCGCTAATATACCCGTAGGGGGGCCACCCGCGCCCGGCGCCCCCGCGCCAGCGCCAGCGCCCGCCCCTGCACCGGCCCCCGCGCCCGCACCAGGCGCCCCCCTCCTCCGCGATGAGCGCGGGCGCTTTTTGCCCCGCCATATGCAACCAAGCTCACCCTACTACAACCCCGGCGCGGCACCTGGCACCCCTGCACCCGGCGCCCCTGCACCCGGCGCCCCTGCACCATCAGCAGGCGGGGGCGCGATGGGCGCGGCGGGCTACGGTCTAAACCTTATCGGCAATCTCGCAGGCCAAAGCGCCGGCGGCGTAGTCTCTCAGCTTGGCACAGTCGCCGGAAACTTACCCTCATGGGCTATCGGCAGTAGCGTACTCAGCGCATATCTAGGGATAAAGGGCGCCTCTCTACAGGCGCGCGAGGCGCTCGCAGGGCAGGCGAGCGGGCTAGAGGGGCTAGAGGCGATGATAGCGGGCACCGTTGACATGAACGGCCAAAGCACACAGGGCGCCGCAACACGCGCCGCCGCCTCTATTGCCTCTCTAGGTTTTGGAGCGAGCGAGGCCCGCCAGCTCATGGGCTCAAGCGCCTCCGCCTTCGGGCTCGCTCAGACCTTCGGCGACCTAGAGGCGACGCTAGGCGACCTCGCCACAGCGCAGAAGCAAGGACTCAGCCCGCAAATGATCAGCTCACTAGCGGGCGCGATTAGCCAAGCGGGAACGGGGCCACAAGGAGAGCAGAGCGCCCGCGCCTCTTATGAGCTTGCTTTTCAGATGAGGAACCTAGCAGAGCAGGGGCTAGACCTTCGCGGCGCAGGGGTGAGCCGCTTTTTGGCGGGTATGCAGGGCGCTATAGACAACCTCGCGGGGCAAGGCATCACCACCACGGGGCAGGGGCTCGCGGCGACTGTGCGCGCCGTGAGCGCGGCTACAGGTAGAACAGGGCTGAGGCCTCTACAGATCACCCAGGCGCTAGGCGGGGCGGCGGCGGGCGCCCGCTCAGGCTTTGCGGGGCAGTTTGGCGGGCTAGTGGACGCGGCGATACAGGCGGAGGCCTTTAGCAAAGCGGAGAGCCCCCTAGAGGCGCTCCAAATCATGGAGCAGATACAAGCAGACCCGCGCAGGGTACAGGAGATATTAAAGAGCCAGCTAGGCGGCGAGGGCGCCGCGCTCGGGCTCGCTTCTATCCCCGGAATAGGCGCGGGCGAGGCTCAACGACTAGCTAACGGGCTATCAGCCTACACAGGCTCAGACGCGCTAGAGCTAGGCGCAAGGCAGACGCGGCGGCAGGTGCAGGCGGGCCTCACCGTGAGCGCCGCACAAGCTAGGGCAGATCAAACGCTTATCAACCAAGCGCGAGCTAATGAGCCGCTGTTAGTGGAGCTCACGCAGATCAGCACAGACATTAAAAGCGCTATGCTCAAGTTTACCGACGCCAGCGACAAGATCACCGCGCTAGCCGCAGGTGTAGCCGCCGCCCTCGATAAAATAGCGAGGTACACCCCTTGAAAGTAGAGCTCTACACCGACACAGAGCGGCGCGACCTAACCGCTTATACCACCTCCGCCACATGGACGGCGACCACGCGCGCGCCTTACATGAGCGCCACGGTGACACTAGCCGCGCCTTTTGCGCTCTTAGAGCAGATCGCCCCACAGGGCGAGGGCGCTTTGAGCCTCGACGGGTGGCTAGTCATTTTAGAGCAGGTGGGCGGTCTAGAGCGTGCAGTATTCGCGGGCCCCCTTACAGGCGCGAGCTACACCCTAAGCGCCGACAGTAGCGCGGGACTAGAGGGACTACGGCGCCTCGATGCGCTCACCCTCACGGCGGGCTCTTTTATCCACTACATGAGCGAGGCAGCAATAGCGCTCAGCGCGCGCGCCGTGGGCGCACCGCCAGGGCACATCTACAAGCTCAACGAATGGGCGCCGCTTATGCGCCAGCTCATCGCCGCGCCGTTTAGCGGGCCTTATATCGGCGCCGCCTTCGCCCGCCTATTCGCCGCCCTTGCAATCCCCTACAGAACACCCCGCACCCTCGCGGGGGGGGCGTCGCTCGCGCTTGTGGGTGTGGCTTACGATGAGCCGACAACCGCGCTAGAAGCACCACGCCGCCAACTAGACGCGCGGGGGATCACAGGCGCCGCCGTTAATGCAGTCTCAGCCGCCGCCGCCCCCGCCGGCTCGCCCTGGACTCTCTTAACCTCGATATTCGACCCAGACCCCACAATCACGGAGCTCTTTTTGAGCTTAGAGCCCGACACATCAGCGAGCGACCGGCTGAGCCTCGCGCTAGGCGCGCGCCCCGTACTAATCCACCGGTTTAGACCCTTCACAGAGGGCGCACTTGAGAGCGGCGCGGCCATAGGTGCAACAGAGGCGCCCGACCACCCGCGCGCCCGCGCCTCATTTATAGACGGTGTGATCAGTTTGAGGGCGGCGCAGACGGACGCCGACCGCATAAACGGCGCTTACATCAGCTCACCTCTAACAGCCTCGCGCGGCGTAGATAGCTTCGGGCTCATCGCATCGCCCCGCCTCGACCCCCTCGACATTGAGCGCGCGGGGCTGAGGCTCTACCGCGCTCAATGGCCCTATTTCCCCCCCGGCAAGACTGAGGGCACCTATAGCGCTCACTCTCAATATATCGTAGATATAACCGACCAGATCACCCGCCACCAAGAGCGCTACATGAGCGGCGATATAAGCGCGCGCTATCAGCCTCAGCTAGCGGCGGGGATATGGATTAAAACGCCGATAGGCGACCACGCGCGCACCCGCACGCTATACGCCTATGTTGAGAGCGCAACGCATACAATCAGCATCAGCGAGGGCGGGCTAATCTCGCGCCGCTCTACGCTGAGCTTTACGCGAGGTTTTTTTGAATGATCCGCAAAGGCCCACCCGCTAGAGCGCCCGTACTAGGGCTCATGCGCGTAGTAGCTCGCCGTGTGATAGACGGGGCGCCCTACGCCGACCTCATTGACAGGGGCGGGCGCCTCTACACGGACGCGGAGATTTTAGGGCTAGGCGGCGCACCTAACGAGCTCGCCGCGATCCCCCCAGAGGGCGCCGATGTGCTCACCCTCACCACGCCCACAAACGCCCCGCTCATTATAGGCTCTTTTAGCGTCGCCACAGACCGCGCCGCCCAGGTGACACTCAGCGCGGCGGGCGAGTACCCACCCGACGCCCTCGCCCTCGATCACACGGCGCTCAAGAGCGCGGGGGCGCGCATCATAGCGGGAGAGGCGGCGCTTTACGCGGAGCCCCTTTTAAGAGTACAGGGGCGCCTAGAGGTGAGCGATGGAGCCACGCCCGCACAGAGCGGGGCGGTAGCTGAGCCTACGCTAGACACCCTCGCGCAGTACCAAAGCGCTATTAATACGCTCGCCGCCGCCGTGGAGGCCCTCCGCCTAGCTTGTGCTAACGCCCCTAACGCCGCCGCCGTCCCCGCCGCGCTACAGGCGGCCGCCTTAGCTATTCCCCCCCTATCCCCTACCCTCGCGCCCCCCCCTAATGCTACAATAACAAGCGAGCTTCTAAAGGTGGAGAGATAGCATGAACACCGCGAGCCCGCCGCCGGGAATAGCGCCACCGGGGATCATCGCCGACCTCGCGCGCCTTAATATGCGCTACCTCTTAGAGCACCGCGTAAACGGAATACTTAAAGCGGCTGTAGCGCTACCGCTACCCCCGCAGGCCTACAGCGAGCAGGCCGACGCGCCGCACCTCATCACCTACACACTAGGCGGCGTTTTGCGTGAAATGGCGCCACAGAAGCGCCGCCAGGTCACCCTCAGCGGATCGAGCGGATATGACGCCCGCACAGGACACACGCGCGAGGGCCTCATTACATCTCAGCCGGGGCCCGTTTTACTCGCAGAGTTTAAGGCTTTTATTGAGGGCTACCTGGCAGACGCGGCGAGCGATGGGCCGCAGGATAGCGTCTCTATAGGCTACGCGAGCTCACAGCTCACAGATAAGCACCAGCTCATATTTAGAGCGATAGACGAGGGCGCTAACTACGCCGTTGAGGTGATGGGGCTAAGGATTGACCGCGACGCACAGCTTAACCATTTTGGGCGCGCGTGGACGCTGAGCCTAGAGGCTTACGACGAGGCGCGAGCGCCAGAGCGCGGCGCCTTTTCGGGCTACATAGAGGCGTTAGAGGCGATCACCGGCGCGGTAAATACAGCCGCCGCCGCCGTCGCTGTAGCCTCCGCCGCCGTTAACGGCGTTAACAGCCTCGCCCGCCTCACGCTAGGGCCCTTCGACGCGCTGAGGAATGTGACCGCCGCACTTGGCGAGACGCTCGCGGGCGTAAGTAGCCTCACCGCGCTACCCCGCGACCTCATGAGGCGCGCGGCCTTCGCGGCGGGTGAGGTGCGCCGAGATGTGACGCGCCTATCATATGACCTAGAGCGTTTCCCCTCAGCGACCGGCGCGGCGTGGGAGGCGCTCACAGCCGCCCTACTAGGCGCCGATGAAGCACAGGCCCAGCTAGAGGCTATGAGCGCCGTGATCCCTCAGCGGGTGGATTTAGACACCTACACAGCGCCCCCGCTCACAGCCACCGAAACGCCCTCAACCGCGCCAGGCGCTAGCGCCTCGATCCCCTACCCTTTAAGGCTAGGTGAGACGCTAGAGCACCTCGCGGCGCGGGTGTTAGGGAGCGCGGCGCTTTGGGAGCAGATCGCAGAGCTCAACGGCTGGATAGACGCGGAGACGCTAGGGAGCGGGCGCCCCGCTCGCGCGGGTGATCTAGTGCTAATCCCCTTGAGCGAGAGCGCCGCCCCCGCCCCCGCAAGGGAGCGCGACGCCTTCGGCACAGACTTAAGACTAGATGAGCGCGGCGAGCTCATTTTAAGCGGCGCAGACCTCGCCACCGTGAGCGGCCCCGCCAACATCGAGCAGGCTCTAGGGCTGAGGCTCAAGACCACCGCGCTAGAGCTAGCATGGGCGCCCGGCTATGGACTCCCCACGCTCACAGGCACACGCCTAACGGCAACCGGCGCGGGGCTAGTGGGTGCGCTCGCCCGCGAGCAGATAGAGCAGGATAGACGCATAGAGCGGGCGCTACTCATAGAGGCGCGCGACAGCGGCGACACTATCACGCTACACATAGAGGCGCGCACCACCGCCGGCGCTTTTCTACAAACAAGCATAGAGGCCCCTAGATGAGCTTTACACCAAGAACCCGCGACGAGCTCGCGCGCCTCGCGCTTGGCGCGATCATCGCCCGGAGCGACCTAAGCGACACCGCACAAGGGAGCGTTATTGATACGCTCAGCCAGGCTATCGGCGCCCTCGCGGCGAGCGTGGAGCAACAGATAGCGCGCGTGAGAGACGCTTTTGATTTTCGCAACGCCACCGGCGCGGAGCTAGACGCGCGCCTTTTAGAGCTACCGCTGAGCACGATCAGCCGCCACACGGCAACGCGCGCGAGCGGGCAGGCGCTCTTAATAGTGCGCCCCGACACCAACCCCCGCACACTTGAGGCGGGCGCCACCTTCAGCGTAAGCACCGCGCCCGAGCGCGTATTTCAGAGCATCGCACCCGCCACAATCGCCGCAGGCGCCTTGAGCGTTAGCGTGACCGTTGAGGCGCTCGACGCAGGGCGCGCGGGTAATATCGCCGCGAGCACCCTAGACACCATCGAGAGCGCCCCCGCCTATGTAGTCACCGTAACTAACCTCTCAGCCTTCGGCGGGGGGCTCGACGAGGAGAGCGACGAGGCGCTAAAGCGGAGGGCTCAGCTTTATCTACAGAGCCTAGCCCGCTCACAGCCCGCCGCTATGCGCTACCTGGCCCTCGCACTAGCAAGCACCGCAGGGCGGATCATTCTAGCCGACCTCTACGAGCCCGACACAGCGCCAGGCTATGCGGAGCTCTACATAGACGACGGCACAGGGCAGCTAGCCACCCGCACCCAAGCGGGCGCGCAGTACACAGACACAGCGGGCCCCGGAGGGCTAAGGGCGCTTTACTTTGACGCCCCCGCAGTCAGCCCCCCAACCCCGCAAGTTTACAGGGGCGGGGTGTGGCAAGACCTAGCGCCCGACACTTACCGCGCCATCGCTGAGCGCGGCGTTATCTACCTCGCCGCAGACGCTATCAGCGCGGGCGAACAATGGCGCCTTAGCGCTTACACGGTCTATACGGGGCTCATCGCAGAGCTTCAACGCGAGATCGAGGGCGACCCCGCGAACCCCTCACTAGTACCCGGCGCCCGCGCCGCAGGCACCCGCGTTAGAGTCTTACCCGCCTCACCGTTTACGCTGAGCTTTGACCTAACGCTACTCCCCAAAGAGGGCGCAGACCTCGACACAATCAGCGCCGCCCTCAACGCCGCGCTTATCGAGCTCACCTACAGCCTAGACATAGGCGCCCCGCTCTATGTAGCTCAGATCATCGCGGAGGCGATGAGCTTAGAAGGTGTGGCGAATGTGCGCGCATATGTGCAGGGCACAGGCGGCACATCTACGCCTATCGCCCTAAATGACATTTACCCGCCCGCAGATAAGGTGATCCGTATAGGGCGCTTAACCCTAGTACCCACCTCAGAGGAGACTTAAAATGGATAAAGTACGCCTGGAGCCCTTAGAGCGGGCGGAGCTCATTGACACCCTAGCACTACAGGGGCTCACTTATGAGCATATCCGCCGCGCCGTGGGCGCTCAGCTTGGAGGCGCCGCAACGGACACCACGCGCGGGCGCGGCGGCCTCCTCAGCCTACCAATCCCCACCTATGACCACACGCTAGGCACGCTCACATTAAGCACCTTTAGCTACTTAGAGCTCACACAGGGCGGGGCGGCGCTCAGCGGTGGACAAACCGCAGCGCCAGAGGCGCGCATAGTGCGCTTTAACAGCGCCGACGCCGACCACCCCAACCACCCCCTAGACATTAGCGGACTGCGCGATAGCGGACAGCTTTACACGGTATGGGCGCGCTATGTGCTCATCACCACCGACCCCGACGCGCGGCGTAAGTGGAGCGTGAGCCTTAACGCGGAGGTGAGCGCCACCATCGCCACCCGCGAGCGCGAGCGCGTAGAGCTCCGCGCCGCCAAAGGCACCACCTCACCAGCTAACAGCGGTGAGAGCGTATGGGTGCAGCTTTTCACCTACACCATCACCGGCGGCGTAGCCTCTTACGCTACTTTTTATCACGCGCACAGCGCCGCAGACACGCGCGTATCATCACTTGAGGGGCTCGACACCGCCGCACGCCTAGCGATGAATGACCGCATGACAACGCTAGCTTTTCACAGCGGGCGCTCATACGGCTTCATTGAGCACCTAGCGAGCCTCCGCGCTCAGCTCTACAGGCTCTTACACAAGGGGAGCGAGGACACCACCACCCCCGACGCGGCGGACACCTGGAGAGGCACGCCCCGTTACTCCCTCGACGGCGCGGCGGCGGAGCTCGACGACCACGACGGACGCATCAGCGCGCTAAACACACGCACGACGGCGCTAGAGGCTGATCTAGAGCCTCTACTCAACGAGTACAGCATACTCATAAACGCCCGCATGATTTACAACACAAGCTCTCAAGAGGCCTCCCTTGAGACGGTATATCGAACAAACCACCCCGCCGGCGTCAGCGGGCTCAACCTCAGCTTAAGGTTTGACCGCACACACATAAGCGGCACAGGCTCATTTAACGGCGCCGCCTTCGCCAGCGCTACAGAGGCGATCAACCTATTCAGCCGCCCTTTTATTCAGTTGGGCTCAATAGTCTCATCATACCCTTTAGAGAGCGCTTATATACTTAATGAGCATATCATACCCATTAGCCACGACACACCGCGCGACGGTATGACAGACGGCGGCACACCTAAAAGCCCGCGTATGTTCTCGTATTCCCGCGTAGTGCGTAATAGCTTTACGGATTATACATACCCCTTGAACACCGCCACTATTGACGACTACGACCGCGTTACAGTTTTTCAGTTTACAGACCCTTACGGCTCAAGCCCCGCATATACACGCGGCATCGCCTACGCGCTCCGCTTTGGCGAGAACGGCGACACGCCAACGGCTAACAGCGACGGTAACATTATTTTACATATAGCCTTTAACCTCCGTCTCACCGACCGCGCGAGCATCTAAACATGATTACAGCTTACGCCAGCTTTAACCCCTCGCCGATCACCTCCACCCCGCGCGACCGCACCGAGAGCGCGGGCGCCCTACCGCTGAGCGCCCTACAGCTCTACGGCGGCGCCGTTGACAGCGCCAACCCTAGCGCCTCTTTTAGCTTTGCCTGGAGCGTCTTAACGCTACGCGAGGGGCAGACCGCCACCCTAGCCACCCCCACCGCCCAAAACACGCTCTTAAACGGCGTTAATGATGTGTGGGGCGATGTGCGGGTGTTCTTAGTCGCCACCAACACCGCGACCGGCGAGACAAGCGAGAGCGACCCGCGCCTAGCGCCCGCCTCAGCCGTGGCGACCCTCCACCTAGAGAGCGTCGCGCGCGAGCTCACCCGCCCCGCTATCGGCGCGCGGGGGTGGTGGGGCGCCCTCGATCAAATCGCCCAGGTGCTAGACACCCTCGACACCTCGGGCACCACGATTGAAGCCGCGAGCGTGAACGGCGGCGGCGAGCTGATACTAGAGTTCAGCGACGGCTCTACAATCAACGCGGGCGTAGTAAAGGGAGCAGACGGCGCAGACGGCGCAGACGGGGCAGACGGGGCAGACGGGGCAGACGGCGCAACAGGCCCAGCAGGCCCCACGGGCCCCACAGGCGCAACAGGCCCCGCAGGCCCTACAGGCGCAACAGGCCCCACAGGCCCCGCAGGCGCAACGCGCGGCTCATACTCTCAAACGATCTGGCACACCTACGACGGCGGCACCGTAAGCGCAGGGGTGAACCCCGCTAAACTGATATGGGCGCTAGGGCCGTTTTTAGCTGTTAATGACTTCTACATAACGCACCTAACGGCAAGCGCGATAGACGGCGGCGCCGCCTCAAACAGTATGACAGCCTACGCCGCCACTATCAGCGCCTCCGCCTTTAGAGCGAGCGCAGGCAACGCCGCCGCCGCGTCAATCATCACCTCACTAGGGATCACGCAGGGGGCGACCCCTAACAACTCACTACATGAGAGTAAGGTAGTTAATCAGACGGTGACCGCCGGCGACCTTTTCGGCGTGCTTCTAGGCGCCACAAGCGCGGGCGCGATGAACGGTGTGACCCTTGAGCTCATAGGCGAGGTGGTCTAATGCTACAGGGCTACGGCGACCCCGACGCGGGGGGGCTAGGTTTCGGCGACCCAGAGCCCCCAACCCCGCTACTAGAGGAGGGCTACGGCGACCCCTACGGCGCCCTCACCGTGCTTTTACTCAGCGCCGGCACACTCCCCCACCAGGGCGGCGCGCCCCTAGAGCTAGGCGGGCTAATCCCCCTTGATCTCGCCCCCTATCGCGCCTCGATTACCCGCACGGACACCGGCGAGCAGGTGTTTTTTTATAGCGGGATCGCGGGGCAGGGCGCCGACCTCTACCCCCTCCGCGACCGCTTAACGGCCTTTAGCCCACGCGCGCCCGCCGGCACCTACACCCTCAGCCTCTACTACGGCGCAGGCTACACGCAGCGCCTAGACCTAGCGGGGGCGCTTACTATCGAGCCCGCCGCGCGCCTCCGCCCCCGCTACGCGCTCGCCCGCCTATTCCCCGCGCTTTACGCCACGGGGGCGCGCGCGCTCAGCGACCGCCCGCTAGACACCGCCACCACCACCCCACCCGCGCCGGGCACGCTTGAGGGGCTCATTGACGCCGCCGCGCTAGTGATAGGCGGGCTAGGTACAGCGCCCGCGACAATCACAAGCGCCAGCTATGAGCGCGGCGCTGAGGTGATCGAGGTAGAGACAACGCTAGGCTTTGAGGCGGCGGGGCGCGCATGGATCAACGGCGCCCTTTACGCTTACACCGTGACCACAGCGCGAGAGCTTAATATCACTCCACCCCTAGCGGCGCCCCTCAACGCGGGCGCGGAGGTTTTAGCTCATGCTTACCCCGCCTAACCGCGTGAGCGAGGCGCGCGCCGCCACCCTAACCCCCACAGCGAGCGGCGCAGACCTCACGCGCCTTAGCGACCTCTACGGGCTACCCTTGCCCCGCTTTGCGAGAGGGCAGGACGCCATTATACGCGCTGTACTCCGCGCGACCCTCTACAGCGCGCGCGGCACCTATCCCGCGACCCTCGCCACCCTCCGCGAGCTGTACCGCCCCTATGAGATCAGCCTGGAGGGCGCAGAGCTCAGCGCAGACACAAGCGCCGCGCTCATCACACACCCAGACATTGAGGCGGGGTGGGCTCAACGGTGGATCATATGGGAGGCGGAGGGGGAGCCCGCCGCGCTTTATCTCGTACAGAGCGCCACCACAGGCGAGGCCACACTAGAGCGAGCCCGCACCCTCCACCACACCGCGCCCCCCGCAGAGCTCAGCGAGCCCCTTACAGGGCGCGCCTCGCTTGTGCCCTGGAGGGCGAGCGAGCCTACAGCGGCGCCCGGTGACACGCGCGCGCCGTTAGTGGACAACCCCGCCGCGCTTGTGCTCGACACAGAGGCGCCGCGCTCAGATATTCCCCCGTCTTACTACCACGAGGGCGACGACCCCACCGAAACGGCGAGCGGCGAGCCGTACGGCCTACAGGTGCTCGACCTATTCGACGGCGACCCCGCAATACCATCACTCGGCGACCAAACACTAGGCCCTTTTCCGCTATACTATCCCGGCGCCGGCGTGGACAGCACCACGCGGGCGCTCTTAGATCGGCTACTAGCCGCCGGCGTGAGGCTGATCATGAGCCTCAACGATACAGACAGCACTAGCCCCTTTTAGCGGGAGGATCGCATAGATGAACATAGACCCAAACGACCTCAAAACAGGGGCTCTCAGCGCCGTTATAGCGTGGGGTGTGGTGGAGGCCTTAAAGCCCGCTCTACTTATCAAAGGCTACCCCGAAAAGGGGCCTAGATACGCCCTAGCTGTGCGCGTCGCCGCGCTAGTGGTGGGCGGGGGCGTGGGGCTCGCAGTACACCCCGCGCTAGACGGCACAGGCGGAGCGCTCACAGGGGGGGCGCTTGGAATGGCGGCGGGGGCGCTTAACGCCCTCATCATCGCCCAGGTGAAGGCGAGGCTACGAGGCGCAGGGGGGCGCAAAGATGAGCCACGATGAGCCCCGCACCGCTACGCTCAACGCCCTAACCGACCTCGCCCTAAAGGCGCTCGCCGCGCTTGCAATCCCCGCTAGCGTGTGGGCGCTCAACCTAGCGGCCAACCGCGCAGAGATCGAGATACGGCTAAAGCACCTGGAGGCAGAGCAAGCGCGCCTCAACGGCGACCTCAGCCAAGTACAGAAAACCCTTGAGGCGCTCGACACAACGGCTAAGTTTATCTTACGCGACCTAGACAAACGGGCCCAACCATGAACACCACCCAGACCCTCATTTTACTTACAGGTAGCGCCTTGAT